TGATGCAAAGCCATAGTCTTGCCCATATACAGTTTTACCTACTTCTTTAAATTTACCTATATTCCAATTAGTAAATATAACACCCTCTGCTGCACTTAACCACCCACCTAACATTTGATGCTTGTATTTCTCAGGTCTCCTTTTCTTTATATTCTCTATTTGCTGTAAATAGCTTTCTGATAGGTTTTCTTTGTTGTCTATGTAGGTTGTATGTATATATGTAATATTGTCTTTGGTTGTATTAGACCCCTCTTGTATTCCTTTGTCCTCAAAGTATCTTCTATATATCCAATGTTCTTTGCTTGTAGGGTTTAGTATTAAGATCACTCTATTATGACTTCCCTGTTGTCTCACAGATAGGTCTATTTTATCAAATGTGTCCTCTGATGTCAATTCCTCTGCTTCATCTAAAACAAAGGTTGTAACGCCCTGTAATGACTTTAGGTTAGCAGTTTGGTCTCCACTTGATGTCTTAATACCCTTAAAGATTATCTTGCTTCCTGAACGCTTATTTTTAATTTCATCTTTTGTTATATAAAAGTCATCAAATATATTAAGTAGTTCTAGCTTCTCTATAAATTCAGGAATAATAGACACATAAGCAGATGCTAGTGTATATCGTGTAAATAGTATTGTATGACCTTTTTCGTATGTTAATAAGACTAATAAGAGGTTTATACTAAAAGATTTTCCTGATCCTCTACCCCCAGTTATTATAAAGTAGCGTGAATCTGTTTGTGTGATAGGTGCATACTTTTTGTTTATGTCTATCATTTAAAGTTTATCAGGTCTTTAAAATTGATATTAAAACCCTCACTAGAATTAATATCTACTGATTCTTTTGGTTTACCATATCTATATCCAAAGTACAAACTCATAGCTCTATCTGACCCCTCTTTAATCTTTTTACCTAATGTTTTTATAACCTCATCATTGTCTATAAGATTATCTAACTTTTCTATTAACCTTTCCTCATCTGCTTTTTTTGGTCTCCCTGCGAAACCTTTTGTAGAGTGTCCACCATTATTTTTTCTTTTATCCATTATTAATAAAATATTAATTAATTAATTATATAACGAAAAAAAATTATTGTTTTAAAATAACTCTTTTTGATCTGTTTTAAATTCTACCATTTTACCCATAGCAGTATCTAATATTGTTTTACCTGCAACATAATCTACTAAATTATTTGCAATTTTTCTTGTAGGTTGTTTTCCTTTATATTTAGTAAAATCGTAATCGTGAAATTCACTCATAACTTTTATAACATTTTTTACTCTTGTAAAGTCAGGGTTTTTTCTATCGCTTATTATGTGTGGTAATTTAAAGTTACACCAATATAAGTGTCTGTTTCTTTTTTGTGCAGGTATTAAAGGTTCATAATATGGTATTACATTTTCTACTACATACTTGCCATTAAAAAAATTATCTAAAAAAATTATTTCCTCGTACAACCTCATATCAGGGTATCTTAATTTCCATTTACTATTGTCTGTTTGTCTTTTACCTTTGAATGTAAAATTCATTCTACTATGTGTAGGACAAGGTGGAGAACTCCAAATAAAATTGTATTCTTTGTAATGGTCTAACAAGTATTGGTGTGCATCTGCAACAACAACATTATCTTTTGGAAACCTCTCTTTATATAATTTTGCCAATTCCTCATCCCATTCTACAGCTGTTATTTCGTGATCATCTCCCCACTTATATCTATTACCACCTAAACAAGCATATAAATTAAGTATTTTCATTTTACATAAGTTCCAAATTGTTCATCATATCCTATTTGGTCTTTAGGTTCTCTATTTCTATTGTATTGATCCTTGTACCATTTATCATCTCTTTTATTCTCTAACTCTTTTTCTAGGTTTGCTAATGCTCTCCAAGCTACCTTTGCACTATGTAATTGACCATCAGTATCAACTTTACCTGCTTCAAATAAATGTCTTGTAAGTGCATCTAATTCATCTGTACTTTTTTCTCTATCCCAATGTAAAGGTTTGTCAGGATGGTGTTGTTGATTTCCTACATAAGACACTTTAGCAACCTCAGCTAATGCCTTAGGAAAATATTTAATTACGCCTGTATATATAGGTATTTGTTTTCTTTTATTCTTGTTCGTTTCCATTTCTAAATATTAAAATTATACTAGGTCTCATAGCACTATTTTTTATTTTTCCAGTATAATCTAAAAATTTTAATCTACCTTTTATAAATCTTATTTCTGCTTGATTATAACAATAATCGTGAAACCATTTAGTGTCTGTATTTGCAAAGGTTAAAAAAACACACAATTCTGCATTTCCATTTTCTAATTCTTCGTGTGCCTTTATCAAAAAACCCTTTACATTACTATAAGGTGGGTTTATAAAATTTCTTTTACCCCATTTAACTTCTAAACCATTAAAAGTAGAGTTTAAAGGACAAGGGTCAAAATCAAAATTAAATTCATCATTCAACTCATCATACAACCATTTTGGTGTCTGCCAGTTATCTGTCTTTTTACTTTGAAATAATTTTATTTGTTGTGTATTCATTTACAATACTTTTTCTTTCCATTTCCAACTCTTAACTACTCTCTCTATGCTTTCTATTTTGTCTCTATCGTTTGGAACTTCTATTACTAATTTTACTAATGGGTTTTCTAGTTTTTTTTGTAATGTGTTGCACTTGTTTTCTAGGTAGTGTATTCTGTCTATCTCATCTATACCTAAATTGCTTCTAAAAGAAAATATGTTGTATATCTCTTGTATTTTTTTGTTGTGTTTTTTATACATTTCAAAGTTCTTTACGCTGTGTATAAGTGTAGCGTGATTTACTGGTTTATTATTTGCTTTTAAGAATAGTGCTATGTTTACCCATCTCATACCTAATTTTTCTCTTAGTATGTGTATAAGTAGTGATCTCATTTCTACTATGTGTTTTTTTCTACTATCTTCGAATATATTTATTCCTGATAGTTCTATTATTTTGTTTGCTATTTCTAAAGGTTTTAAATTAGTCATTTCGTAATTTTAATAAATTATAACATTCTACATATTTCTGTCTTGCCTTGCCTTTGTATTCTTTTCTAAATAATTCGTATAGTTTTTTTGTATATTGGTATTTTGTTTTGCATCCTTTATAATATTTCTGTGCAAACTTTTTTCCTTTACCTTTAAAGTAGTTTACATTATCTGCACTATCTCCTGTTATCATTTGTTCATAAAAGTTGTATAGAGCTTCTTGTTCTGTTATGTCTATAACTTCTTTTTTATGATAATTCCACATTAAACAATTAAACTGCTTATAGTCTTTGTCTATTGCACATATTATTACTTGTTCTCTACCTGCTTCTTTTTGTATTTCGTACCAATGTTTTGCCACTAGATCATCTGTTTCTACGCCATACCCATATACACTACTGTAATTTTGTTTTACATAATCGTGCAGCTCGTGTAATAGTGGTGGTAACTCTTGGTTTTTTCTGTTTGCTTTATATACTGGTGTAATCTTTTTCCTAAAGTTTCCTTTGCTTCCATTAAATGTTATGACATTCTGCACATCATATACCTCATCTATCTCGTTTATTATTTTCATAAACTGCTCATCAAATTTACCTGCTGCATCTTTGATGTCTCTATAATATATATCTTCTAGTTCCTCATCTTTTTTTCTAGTCCTATAACAACTTGCAAATACTAAGCTGTCTGCATCAAACAATACTATCATATAATATATATAAAAATGTTATTATCAAACCTAATATAGATATAAGTGTAGCTTTTGCACTTTCTGTATATTTCTCATCACTCCTGCCTTGTCTTGATCTATACTGTCTCATCTTCTAATTTTTTTTCTATCACTCTTTTATAATCATATCTAGGTCTTGCTTTATGATATGTGTCTTGTTTTAAATTTATAGTATGTTTATTTAATATATTACCCTCTAAATCTAGTATAGTATATCCTTGTGCTACTAATAATTTTATTGCAGATAATTGTTCTTTTACTCTTTCTTCTATTCTGTATGATTCAAATATTTCGTTCGTTATTGGCATAATTTTTTCTTTGCAATATAACGAAAATTATTAAACATTTGTTAATAATTGTTTAAATTAATTATACTGGCATCGTTTTCTTTTAGTAAATACACCTCTTTCTTTAGTCTTTTCTTAGTCCAAAAAGATGTGTCAGGACAATATAATTTTATAGCATTTGGCATTTGTAGATTGTCTAGCCAATACATATAATTTCCTTTAGGATCATTAACAAAATACAACCTTACTTCAACATCAGGTGTTTCCATTAATGCTTTATATTTTTTTACTTCTAATAATTTTTCTTCATAGTATTTATCACGAAACTTATATTCTATTATGCAAGATTTGTTTTTAGGTGTATATCCACGAGCATCAAACGATTCATATTTACCACCAGTCCATTCTAAATCCCAACCTATTACATTTAGGATCATAGTTACAGCTCTTTCCCACTTATGTATTTTACTAATTCCCATTATCCCAAATCTTATTTAAATCAGCTATCCATTGATTTATCTGTTTTGGGGAACAGGTGCAAGGGTTTGGTAGTTTATGATTATAGTAGAATCGGTGCAAGTCGCATACCAATTCAAATTCTTTTCTTGATATGACTGATTTTTTTGCCATACGAAATTTCTTCCATTTTTGTCGGTCATCTTTATTAAATTTAATTACCATCTTTTTATTTTAATTTTATTTAGTGCGTTTTTTCTTTCATCACACCCACAAGAATCATAACCTAATTTTTTAGCTATCCAAGTAGCTATCTTTTTGCCTTGTCCTAGTGTGATTATGTTTATTGCTTTTTCTACTATGTCTCCTAATTTCATAATAATTTTTTTAACTTTTCTTTTACTTTATTATATGTGTTATATAGTGAGTAGTATGGTATTCCTGTTTTTCGTGATAGTGATGCTACGCTTTCATCTTCTTGGTTTAACATCAAGAAAACCTTTTTATCATACCAGTACATATTGTCTAATGCTTCTAATATTATTTTATACTTTCCCTCATAGTCAATGTCTGTCTGTGTTGCTCTTAACTTATCTGTACCTACTCTTTTTATATTTTTACCCTTTCTCTTTAAATCAATAAACATTGTTCTTAATGTTAAGTAGATATAATAATAATTTATTTGGTGTTTACCATAGCTAATGTCTAAACCCTTTTCTAGTTTAAGTTGTATTTTTATATACATTTCTTGTACTAAATCACAAGATGTCTCATAATCTAAACCAAACGACCTACAAATTTCTATCCAGTCATTATTCTTTGCGAACAATAACTTCATACTTTTTTTTATCATAACTACTCTTAGTCAAGAGGATCATATAAATCTCCAACTATTATTGGTAGTCCTAGCTCATTAACCTCAAAGCTAAAAGTATCAAAAGCGTAACCTCTGCTTCTTTTACACTTAACTGTAATTCGTTCTTTGTGTACGCTGTTTTGTTCAAGTTGTATTTGTGTTTCTGTTTTCTTTTCTAGGAAACTTCCTAGATGTCCTGTTGGTTTGTCTGAACCAAAATTACTGTGAATTACTAATATAATATGTATATTGTAAACTTCACTCCACTCCATTATTTTCTGTACAACATCGTTTGCTTCTTGTATATTATTTACATCATTACATAAATCTGCAACCCCATCAATAATACAGCATCCTATGTTTTCTTTTGTCTTAAAACAATGCTCTATAAATTCTACTCTTGTTTTTGGCATAAGTGTTCTCAAACTATAAGTATGATAGCACCCTTGTTCATTGTATTTGTTCATTGATAGAACTCTTTTAAAAACTCTACCACAATGCCAAGAACCTTGCTCTGTGTCAAAGTGTAAAAGGCATCTGCCATTTCTATGACCTTTAATGTTTCCACCAAAAGTATTACCCCCTGACAAATATACACTCGCTAACAAAGATATAAAAAAAGTTTTTTTAGTTTTTGGTGCAGCTTGTACAAAACTAAATGATCCATAAGTTCCTATTGGTATTGGTAGCAGTTGGTCTCCTGTACTAGATTTTATTAGCTTCTCTCCCATTGAGATTGCAACTGGTGGGTATGATAGTTCTTTGTTTGTGTCTATGAAACAGGTCTGCTCTATCTGTTTCATTAAGTCTTGGTGGTTTGTCATTATTTAAATATAAAAAAAAAAGAGGGTAAAATAATAACACTCTACCCTCTAATTAGAAAAATTAAAAAAACAATTTCTTAAAATGGTAAATCTTCTTTCTTGTAGGCATCTTCTGTACCTGCAATTATATGTTCTGTGTTTTGTTGCTTTTCTGCAAGTTGAACATTACCATCAGTCCATATTACTTTTCCATTTCCTAGTGTATGTTTTTTCTTTTTTGCTTCTCTTTCTTCTTTACTTTGAGAATCATAAAGCCATACATTATTACCAAATCTAGTTTGGTCATTTACAGAAATAGTAAAGTTGTAATAAACTGCACCATCTTTGCCTTTAACAAATTTTTCTTTAGGTAGTTTATCTACCCTTATACTCGTACTAATTAATAAACTCATAATATAATTTTTAAATTAAAGATTCTAGTTCTGTTTTTTGATCTTGTGTTACTTTGTATTTTTCTTCTACATAACTCATAGATTTACCTGCCTTTAAAACTTTTATAACATCAAACCAGTCTTTTGTGCCTTTTGTAATTTTTGGTTTGTTATTATGATTGTGTGTGGCATCTGCATCTTGTGTGTCATCTATTAGAAACAAGTTACCAAGTGCATATTTTTTTCCATAGCTACTAGCAGTTCCAAATTTTTGTGGCATTTGCATACCCTTTTGATCTAGTTCTACACCTACTATTGCACTTGCTTTCATTCGCATTAAACCATCAGTAATTATTGCTGTTGATTTTATGGTATGACTATCAATAAGTTTTTCATTAATTCTTACTGTTAGTCCTAGTGGTATTAAAAAAGGTTTTATAGCTTCTAGTATATCTTCTGCTGACCTGTAATAATACTTGCCAAATTTATTAAACTTGGTTTTTTTTGCTTTTAGTTCTGTTTGAACCTTAGCAATTTTTTCATTAAATGTGGGTTCTTTTTTCATCAATTAACTTTTCAATTTGTATTTGTTTAAATTCTAAAACACCAGTTAGTGTCTTAGTTTTCTCTTTCTCTTTATCAAGAGCTTTTTCTAATGCTTCTACTCTATGACTAAGATACTTGACCATTAAGGAACTATAATTGTGTTTCTCCATACTTTCGTTGGTGTTCATCCTTTAAGTCCTCTAATGCTCTTTTGCGAATATCGAGATGTCTGTTATGTCTATCTCTTTCTTTAGTGTGATATGTAATATCAAACTCACATTCCCTTATTGTTTCCTCTAAGTTTATTTGATCTTTAGTTTTAAGTTCTTCAACTATTGGTTCTGTCATAATAAATTTTTAATTAAACTTACATCTAAGTTATTAAAAAAATATTTAATAACCTAATTATAGACAAAAAAAAGAGATAAACCTAAATTTACCCCCTTTTCCCCAAAGACAAAATGAACAGAACTAATCAAAATTAATTATTTTCCATTAACTTGACAAATTCTTTATACCTATTTATTAACGAAATAAGATCATCATTTGATAATTTTACTGTTTTTTTACTTTCTAATAGTAATTCTTCTGCAATATTATAACCATATTCTTTATTTAAATTTAAGGCAAACTGGTATTGTTTACCCTGAGACATAACATTACAACCATAACATTGAGGTCTTGCATTTTTTTCTGACCATCTTAATACATAATGTCTCCTGCTTATAAAATGACCACATTGTATATAATCTTTATAGTGTTTTTTTGTTTCACAAGTATAACACTTTACATAACCTTTTTTATCTGATGATTTAAGTCTTATATATAAACTAAATATTGTATCTAATTTTTTTATTAATGATTTTCTAGTAACCTTTCTAGGCATATTATTATAATTATAAACAAAGAAAAGAAAAAAGAAAAAGTAAACAAAAAGAAAAAAGAAAAGAAAAATACCCCCCTAAAAAAGAAACAATTTTATTTACACGATCCAATAGGAGTGGTTACCTAAAGTTTTGCAACTTAGACTGATTTGCGACAGGATGACAAATATATATAAAATTATTTTAAATAAAACTTTCTGTATTTATAAAAAAGTTTAATTACTAAAAATAATAGTATTATACTCCAAATGTTTAAGTGTGGTTCTCCACACATACCTAGTAAGTGTTTTAATGTTTCCATATTATCTACCTTGACCTCTATATTTTTTCTTGTATTGTTTTGATGTCTTTAATCTACTTGCATTTTTGCTGTGTGGGTGTGAGGTTCTTTTCCTCTTTCTATAAGTAGATATGATTTTTTTTGGCATTATTTTTTTCTAATTTTTTCCATACTACGCCCACCAAAATAAGCTGAAATTACTGTGATTAAAACAAGCTGCAATAAATCAACCCAGTTTGCCTTTACTTCAAATTGTATTACACCTGCATCAATAAAGACTAATAACACAGTAGATACAACTAAGAATATTAATACAAGTGGTCTTACATTACGACTTAACCAAGAATCTGATTTTGTGTCTGCTAACCACCTTTCAGTTATGTTCTTTTGCATATCTGCTTCTGCATTTATAAAAACTTCAGTCATTTCTTTTTCTAACTTTGCTTTTTCTTCTTTGCTAAAAGTGTGTTTATCAATTATTCCTGATATTTTTTCTGCTACACTACCACCTGCACTACCAAATATTTTTGCTAGTATTTGTTTCATTTTTTATCTATTTCTTTAAGTTTATTTATTGCCCAGTTAATACCTGCTGAACCACCCCAAGCATCCCACATTAAACCACCACAACCCTCTGAGTATGGTACATCTTTATGTTGTTGATGTCTTTTAAATGATGCCATTCTAGCTATCGTTTCTCTAGTTAGTTTTGATTTTGATGCTATCATATTTGCTCTACGCTTACCAGTTGCTTCTCCACAAGAACCCCATCCATTTTTTTCTACCCATTTTAAAACTCTTTTGGCATTATTTACTGCACCTTGTGGGTAGTCATTATACGATTTTAATTCTACCTTTTTATAAGCATCATAACACATAGCTATTGCTTGATCTTTCTTGTGATATTTAGAAAGTTCAGGCACACACCTCATCATAAAGTCTTTTTGCTTCTCGTTCTTTTGTGGTTTAGGTATTGGCATTTTAATATATTTTAATATGTAATACTAAAAAGAGAAAATATAGATTAATTTCTAAAAAATCATTTTCATTATCTTTTGGGTGTATTGAAACCCCTACTATAAAAGTAAAACCACTTATTGATCTATCAATTAATGCAACCTCGTATTTCACGACATCACATAATAAGTTATTTGTGAACCTTTTGCTTTTGCTTGTAATGTTCTATTTCTATTTGCTTTTTTACTAACATAAGAAATATGAATCCATCTTGGACTTGTTCCCTCTTTCTTAGGGTCTCCACCTAATTCCCATATCATTTGATCGTACTCTAAGTTTTCTTTTATCCATTCAAATAACTCTCTATTAGTTTTATCTCCCATTGTAGTAATATCTATTGCCTGTCCTTTTGTATGTTGAGATCGGCTGCTAGAATTAATTGCAGGATGTTCACATAATTCAGGACTTCTATAAAAACTATTAATACGAATAGGATGTTCACACCACTCTCGTAATGGTTGAAAAACTTTTTCTGCTATTGTTTTCATATTTTTTAGATGTGCTTCTGTTGGCACATTCTTAATTTTATGCTTTGTAGCAGTAGCAGAATATGTAGCTTCTTTATAGCTTATATTTTTACTTATTTTCTCCTTTTTCTTCATCTTCTTCTATTACTGTATAGCTTCCATCTTTTAAATCTATATTAACTTTGCCATACTTTTCTTCTAATTCTTTTTTAGAATCATTTTGTTCAGTCATAACTTGTGTATATAAATGGTTAAGACTGTGTTTTTGTGTTTCTAGTACACCTAGATCGTGATATATTGCACTTTTCTTTTGTTCTTGTTCTTGTAATTGCTTTAGTTCTTCTTTAGTTATTTTACTCATTTTTAAAAATTTAATTAATAATACTCAAATATAATAATTTACAATTTAATTTATGCAAATGTTACATCACCTAAAGCTACGCAAACATCATAAACATTAACAATTCTATTAGTTGTAAACGAAACATTTTTAAACTGTAAATGTTTTACTCCTGATATTTCTGTAATTCTAAATTCAATATCTTTGGAGTGAGTGTGTCCAGAGTCGCCTAATTCTTGTGTATAGCAAGTATTTTGAGCTACTGAACCACTTACTCTATACATTTGAGAAAAATTGTTTTCGCTACTAGATAATAAAACTGAATAAGCTCTGTTATTAGTAGTTGTATCAAAAGTTAATATTGTAGTATATGTAGAGGTACTTGTCGAATTATATTGACTTCCGCCTTTTTTAGTAACTCTTGAGGTTGATATTGTACCTGAAAAAGTTGCGTTGTCTGAACTATCTATAGATAAAGCAGTTTCAGCATCTGTGTAATTTGTTCCAAAACCTAGTCTAATATCTGAATTTCCAATAACTGCAAATCCAGCTGCCCCTCTACCACAAGCTACAACAGTTTCAAAATCATTAATAGTTTTTATGAAATTAGACCCATTAGCCCCGTTTGTATCAAATAAAATACCTTTACCTATTGTATCAATTATTACATCACCTGCAAAAGTTGTATTACCACTAGAATCAATTTTTAATCTTGTAGAAGCAGCAACGTCATCTACAATATAAAATTCATTACTTGCAGTACCTAAATAATATCTTCCTGTTCCACTTCCAGTCCTTTCTAAATAAAGTTGGTCAGTAGAACCTGCAACTGCAATACTTAACCCACCAACATCATTATGAGGACTGTCTGTTCCTATTCCAACACTAGCATCTGTAATTCTCATTTGTTCAGTCAAAGCAGTTCCATTATGAGTTAAAAACGCAAGAGCTCCTTTTCTTCCACTTTGGTCTGTGTGTATCCCTACTATTCTTGAATCTACTAAAGCATTTCCATTGTTAAAATCAATACCACTAAATGCATTATCAGTTGCTTGACCATTATTTAAAATTAAAGCAGAAGCCATATGACCAGTTGCAGCAGGATTTGTTCCACTATTAGCACCTGTAACCACTAATCTTGTATCGTTTCTAGTTGAATTACCTAATTTTAAATCTCCTGCATTATCAATACGCATCCTTTCTTTAATACTAATAGTTGCATCACTACTTGCACCTGTTGTAGTTCCTGAAAATATTATTTCCCCTGCTGTTAATTGTATTAAACTTGCTTGACCTGAATCTATTACTGCACCTACATCACTAGAGTTATAATAAAAATTCTGACTTAAAAATGTAACATCTGGTCTTGTAAATACTGCACCATTTCCTGCTAAATTAATTACTGCTGGTATTTGTGCAGTTCCTCTCCAATCTATTGCATCTCCATCTACTCTAATTCCTAATTTATGATAAACTCTTGAATTTCCATCTTTATCAATAGTAAATGCTTCTTCATTTGCATTTTCCCCATAATGAAAACCAAACTCATCATTAAATCTTATAAGTCTCATTGATTCTGTATAAGAACTATCTGTTTCAAAAAATCTAACTTGTGTACCAGAGGTATTAGTAATAGAAATTCCTGTTGAATCAGTTTCTAATTTTTCGCTACCATTATGGTATAATTTTACAGAACCACCATTTATACAATGTATAAAATTTGTACTATCATCATTATCTCTTAATACAATATCATCTTCTGCTAATATTTTTAAATCATCACTATCACATTTAATAACTAAATCTCCTGTTGTATTTGAAATGAAACCATTTGAATTATCGTGAAACATAGTTATATCACTATCATTTCCTAATCTTAATGCACAACCATCAGCAAAGTACATTCCTAAAGATGCTGATACATTTAACGACTGATTACCACCATCTAACCTAAAGTATTCAGCAAGTCCACCACTACCATTATCAGCTTTGAAAATCATATTCCCATCATTTGTTTCTTGCCTAAATTCAAAAGTTCCTACATAATTATTAAAAAACGAATTTGAACCATTGTGATATATTTGCATCCCATCTTGGAAACCAGTACCACTACCAAAACCTAAAATAGAATTATCAGGAAACCTCGTAATTTGATTTTGACCATCTGCAACACCACCATCTAAATAAAAATATGTTGCTCTATTACCATTACCATCATCAGATTGAAAAAGTATATCAGAATTATCTGCATCATTTCTTACAAAAAGATGTCCTGTATTATTTGCTATAATTGAGTTTGAGCCATCGTGTATTAATTGTAAATCATTTCCTGTACCTATATTTAAAGTTTTACTATCTGCTAAACTTATATCTCCACCAAAAGATGTATTGAGTGTACTTGCATTAAAAGTAACAACAGCAGAACCAAGACTTGATTTATACGATAAACTATCTGTACCTGCTTCAAAATAATGGTCTCCTCCGTGATCAAATGTTATTCTTGAATTTAATGTTATATTACCTGAAGTTGTAATATCTCCTGTTGCACCTATAGAATCAAGTAGTAAACTACCTCTTGCAAAACCTGTTCCACTAACATTGACTGTTGTTGTTGGCTCTTCTGTTAATCCTTTAAATAAAACAAATTTATTATTATCACTTGCATTAGAAAATAGTCCTAAATATCTATTTGAGCCATCATTATACCTACCATAAAAACCAATATCAACTGAATTAGCTGAATTGTCTTTTGCCATAGAAATAAGAGGGTCTTCGACTGCAAGTGTTTCTGTATTCACAGTTGTAGTTGTACCATTAACTGTTAAATCCCCTGCTACTGTTAAATTTCCACCTGTGGTAATAGCACCATCATCTCTTGCTATTGTCAAAGCAGATGTACCTGATACACTATTATTATGGTTTTTTATAATAAAATTGTTACTTGAAGAACCCTCATTGGTTAAAGTAAAACCAAAAGTCATAGCACCTGAACTTCTATTTTCTACAAATAAAATACTATTATTTTTATTACCTAAATCATCTCCACCTAAGGTTATTGTACTTGTTGCACCATCTCCTGTATTATCAAGTGTTAAATTACCACTTCCAACAATATTGCCTGTAACACTAACACCTGTACTTGTAGTTTCTAATTTTTTTGAACCATTGAAATAAAGATTTACTGCACTACCATCAATTGCAGTAATCATATTTTGTGTGTCTCCTGAATTGTTAATAACAAAATCAGTAGCATTTATTACTAAATGTCCTGCTCCAACATCTTTAATTCTACTATGTGATCCATCGTGAAATATTTCTAAGTCTTGGCTATCTCCAAATCTTGCTTTTTCATTATCTCCTAAATCTAAACCATCTGCAACTACAACTCCTGTAACCTCTACTCCATTACTTGAAGTTTCAAACTTTTTAATACCATTATTATACAAAGCAACTTGCCCATCTGCATTACCAATCATATAAAATTCATCCCCTGCTGATTTTAATTGTATTGAATTTGAACCTGATATTATTAAATTTCCTGTAGCTACATCTTGTATATAACTATTTGAGCCATCGTGATATATTTCTAAATCTCCACTTGTTCCAAATTTAACTTTTGCATTATCTATAAATCTAAATTCTTTATTTGATGTTACTCTGTTTTCGCCACCATCTAAAAAGAAATAAGTTTCTAAACCACCTGAATTATCATCACATCTAAATAAAATATCTTTGTTGTCTGCAAAGTTTGAAATTTGTAAATCTCCTACAAAGTTTTGTATAAAACTATTATCAGGACTATGTACTAATCTGAAATCATCAGAACTACCAATATTAAGTTGTACATCATCTTCTAATCTTATATTTTTAGAAAATAATGTTCTTGTACCACTACCATCTAATTTAAAGTATGTAGTAACCCCACCTGAACCATCATCTGATTGGAAGATTATGTCTTTATCATCTGCAAAGTTTGATATGGTTAAATCGCCTGTTGCATTGTTTATGGCTGTATTAGTTCCATTATGAAATATCTCTAAGTCAGCACCATTACCTAACTGTAATTTACCTGTATCTAGTATTCTAAAAGTTACATTTGATTGTATGTTTTTTTGGCTACCATCTAAAAAGAAATAAGTTGTAACACCCCCACTACCATCATCTGATTTAAAAAGAATATCTTTGTCATCGTGTGTGTTTTGTATTATAAGGTCTGCAACTTTACTATCTATTATATTGCCACTACTGTCATTGTATATTTCGAAATCTTGTCCTGAACCTAATCTTATTTTTTCATCATCGCCTAAATCTAAACCATCTGCTGTAACAACGCCTGTAAATACAGGGTTAGATGGTATTCCAATTTGTAATTGCTGACTACCTGCTAATGTTTCTATTTCGTTTGCAGTACCTACGATTGCAAATACTTGACTATCTAAATCTACTGACCCTGTACCACTATCTCCACTAAAATCTAAGTCCTCTAATGTTATTTGTGAGGTAACAAAATCTTTTACTGCTGCACTTGTGGGAATAGATGTGTCATTATCATTATTTGCTATGCCATCTGCTTCATCTACAAACTTAGTTATGGTTATACTTTCTCCTGTATCTTTTAATGATCCAAATTCTAAAATATTTGTTACCTTAAAATCTCCTGCATTATTTAAAAAAACACCTGTTTGATTACCTGAGCCATCTGTTAGCTCTCTTAATGATGCACTAATAACTGCATTATCAATAGTCTTGATAAGTCCTACATAAGTGTTTGATATTTTAGTGTTAAATAGACTTGCCATAATTTATCTTTTGTTTATTCTTTTTCCTTTTTAAAAAAGTTTTTAATTTTTCTACATTATTTTTTTTTGGTTTGTATCTCATAATACCCATCCATTAAATGTTTGATCTTGACTAGGGTTAATTTGGTCATTTGTATTACTTGTATATTCAGGGTAGTCAGATTGATTAAAACTCATAAAATCTACAAATCTTCTACCATAATACTCTCCATTATCTCTTGCCTTTTTTACTATATAGTCAAGTTCATCTTTAGAGACTGTCTCTGCTGTTTCGCTACTGTGCTTAAATACGCCACCATTTCTAATTTGTATATAATGAAATGGGTAAAAAGCTGCTTGTGCATACCATATTAAAGCAGGTACTATATAATCATTTAACAATGTCTTATATTTAGCGTTAGCAACTAAGTCAATGTCTCCACTTGTAATCAAAGAACTTATCTTATCATATAACGCTGATCCTGTTATATTTTTTATTTCTAATTCCTGACTTAATTTAATAAAAGGCAAAATCTTATCTGTATCAATATTGCCATCCATATTAGAATTTCTAATTAAGTCTGTTCTATTTATAAAAAGTGCTGTTGCCATAATTATTTCTTTTTCTTCTTACCAAACATTTTATCATAGTACGCCTTTGTGTACCCTTTGTATCTCATATCTTTAGGTGCTACTGGTACTTTTTGTGCATTTTTAGGAAACTTAAAACCTAAACTTTTAGCTTGTCCTGATGTTATTTGTTTTCCCATTCCTGAATTGTCATATCTTTTTAAATATGTCTGTCTATACCATCTATGCTTACATCTTGCACCACCTTTATAAAGCCAAACACTATATGTGCCAGTTGTACTACCACTTTTTGCAAACTTAGGGTTTACTCTTTTTCTTGTCATTTCTAAAATGTCCTCTTTTCTATATACCTTTTTTGCACTTACCATTTTTTTGCAAAAGTCTCGTGAGTTGCTACCTGTCTTTGTAGGGTTGTAAACATACCTAACTAAAAATTTACTTAGTTTTTCTATTGATTGTTTACTTGTACCATCTTGTTCACTATCTTTTGTTTTTCTAGCTATACCTGTACTCACAAATTCATATATTTTTGATAGTGTAGATTTTTTTTCTTTATTTAACTCAGCAATAACACCATCTAGTTCTTCATCTTGCTCATAATCTACTGGTCTTTCATCTACCAAATCATATTCTTTTAATAGTTCTTCTTCTGTTTGCCCTAAGTTTATTAAGTCATCAGCTATTTCACTACCTAAATCATCATCTAATTCAGGTGTTTCTTTGCTCATTTGTATTCCAGTTTCTTCTTCTATATCTTCATCATCTTGTAAGTCTGTGTCTATCTCAGTAAATTCAAGAGGTTGTAAGGTTACAAAATAAAGTTTTAGACTTATATCATTATAAGCTAATATTTTGTCAAAACAGTCTATTAAAACATCTTGTAAAGGTCTAATAACAGTATTGTCAAACAATAAACTTGCAGTTTTTATTTCATCTGCATTAGAGCCAAAACCACCATTTTCTCTAATACCTAAAAGGAAAGGACTAACTATTCTATGACCGATCATAATTTTCCTAGAACACTCATTACTTAAAAATTCATATTGTTGGTGTGCATCAGATAATTGTACAGGTGTCAAACTAGGTTCTTGCTCTTTAGAATCTGAAAAACTGAGTATAAACTTCCCAGCATTACTAGAGCCACTAAATTTTTGTGCTATTTTGCTTTCTAATAATCTTCTTTCCTCAGGGTTCGGTACTCCATTGTGCATCGAAATTAACATTGTAGGACTAAGACCTTGTTGTATATTGTTAATATGGTAATTGCTTATTTCTTCTTCTAGCTCACAATACTGAATACAACCATTCCAAGATGGTGTACAGTAATAATATAGACCTGATTTATAAGGTTTAATATATAATATTTCTATTGATTCATTAGTTTTACCAAATGCACCAATTCTTTGTGGTTCTTCGTTAGGTTTTATTTTAGACCAGTCCTTAAAATAATAGTATGCTTCTATTTCTCCTTTGTCATTTGCCTTTTCAGCTCGTAATGTTTCTACTGGAAAATGCTCTACTTGTGCTATTGTCTTTCTGTCTTTAGAATAAACTACTTGTAATGCAGCTTGTCCAAATAAATAAAAATCATAACATAATTTTCTAACACAGTCTTTCTTAAATAAAGATACCATCTTAGCATATTGCTCAGGTTTCTTGTTAGCATTTAAAGCATTTAGACCTTTGCCAAATATTTGTTGTGCTATGCCATTTACAGCAGCATTATTTGTCGCAGAACCATTAAATCTATCTAAAATAAATTGAAAATAATTATTATCTTCTCCAAAAGACACCCATTCTCTGTTGGGTTGCTCTTTCATTATAGGTGTAGTATAACTGCTTAAATTAACTAAACTGATTTCAGACTTTGAATTTTTTACAAACTGTCCTAAACTATTTCTTTTTCGTGTTTTCATATTACAATATACTCATTATCAAATGAATTATTTGTTACATACTGATCCTTATTAACAATATAATGGTCATTGTCATTTTTTTGGTCAATGTCTTGGTCAGTTACAAATATTCTATCTTTATAAACTCTCTCTTTTTGGTTACTATCTGTTTGCCATATTTCATCATACATTTGCCATAGACTTAAATTTGTATTCCAAAAGTTAAAATCAGCATATAAATCTAAGTCATAAAATCTTGATTCTTTAAAAATAGTATTGCCTAATGAATCTATATAGTTGTTTGTAAACTGCATATAGTCTCCACTTGTAGTAACAGTATCTTCAAAATAAGTAAAATGTTTATTTAAAGAACTATCTCTAACATCAATAGTAAAAGACCCTAGATACTCTCTAGGTATTACATTAAGTGTTTGGGATGAGCTTGTGGTTAATACTATCATTATGTATATAACGATTAAAATAAGTCAATTTGTAAAATAAAAAAGCACCCTGAAAAGAGTGCTTTATTATACTAATATTAAGAGTTTATTAGTTTGGTGTGATTTGTGTCGCACTTGCTGAAATTACTCCTGCATCTACAAAGGCAGGTGCTTTTTCTTCTTGACCCTCGAACACAATAGTGAACCCATAAAGATCAGCAGCAGCAGCACCAGTAACCACAGTTCCCCCAGTACATTCTACTCCATTTTCTAGTCCACATAAAAATTGATTACCTAAATAATCTTCTACTACTAGATGTGGTCTGCTTACTGCAAGTAATTGTAATTCTTGCTGTGTTGCATTATCTAAAAATGGTAAAGTTAAATTTAATGTCTGAGCAAAAAATGTCGTTCCATTTTCTCTACTGCTATTTATTGTTGATTCTAAAGATGAATTTCCTTTAACATCAAATTGAAACCAAGCAGGACTGCCTGAAAATGCTGATATAGTACCATCTGCATCTACTGTTACAGTTCCTAAAGTTCCAAAATCAGCAAAATAAACCTTTTTTACGCCACCAAAACCTGTTTTACAAGGTAACTTTCTTCCTGTTGTTAATGTACAAGCCATATTATTATATTTTTAAAAGGTTAAAAAAAAGGTAGAGTAAAACCCTACCCCTTTTGTAAATTATTTATACTGTTGGATCGTAAAGTACAATTTCACTTCCGATTCCATATTGAACACCTGCTGTGTATCTAGCAATAAATCTAAAATTTTGTGATCCATCTAAATCTGCCATATCTAAGGTTTTAACTAAATTCATATCATTTAGAATACCAGTACCAAAGTATAGGTTAGATTTTTGTGCCAACATCATTTGGTTGTCAGATAGACCATTAGCTAAGAAAATGCTAACGCCATCAAAAGTTAATGGTGTGTCCATATTGTACCACATATTAACTCTGTTTTCATAACCACCACCTTGTGCTGCTAAAGCTCTTACATACGCTTTTGCTACATTTTTAGACACATATAGGTGTAAATCTTCTTTTCCATAAATTGCATTAGGACAAAGGTCTAATACTTTACCCATTTCTGCAATTACATTTGATGATGTTACAGTTGTTCCTGTTTGATCTACAACATCTGAATCTGCTTTTGCTAGTGTAACTAGACCATCATATTCTCCTGCATTTGAGTTTACTCCTACCCAAATGTTTGTTTCATTTTTTGCAGCAATTTCTGCTGAAATATGACCAATTAAAAAGTCTGAAAACTTAGGTGGCATATTTTCAAATGCTGAATAACCCATTTGTGCAGCTTCCCAGTCAGAGACAAAAGGAGTTTTACACAATTCTAGGTTTACTTGAAATTCCTCAGGTTGTATGATTCTTTCTGTAAGAGTAACATCTCCTGCACTTGTAAAATCACAACTTGCATTAGCAATTAAGCCACTTGTAGCGACTTTTTTAATAACTTCTTTAAGTTTAATGTTAGGTTTTACTTCTACACCACCTTTTTCGATAGTGTTTGAAGAAAGGAGAGCAGCAGCAATATATTTCCCTGCGAACTCACCTGCATAAGTTGATGTAATATTTAACGCCATTTTTATTTAATTTATTTATTTATTTTACTTAAAACTCTATCTAATGTTGATAGTTTTCTTCTTTTAGAAAATTGTACTTGATCTACCTTTACCTTTGCTTCTGGACTATGTTTAATCGGTTCAGCAGCAGGTGCAGATAGTTCTTCTTTAACTTCCTCTTTTACTTCTTCTTTTACTTCTTCAACTACTTCTTCATCAGTTTCGTTTTCAGTAAATTCTTCTTTTATAGTTCTTGACTTTGGTTGTCTAGGAGTAGCATCTTCTGCTTCTGCTTCGACTTCTTCTTTATCTTTAGGCATCATCATTTCTTCAACTGCCTTTTCTAAGTCAGAAACTCTGTCTTTTAATTCTTCATAGAATTTGTATAAGTCCTCTTTTTCTTCCTCAGACTTATCTTCCGCTTCCACTTCCTCTTTTTCAGGTGCTTCATCAGAAACTTCTCTAACATCAGCAATTACACCTTCTTCTTGAACAACGACTAACTCGCCTGATTCTAAGATGTATTCGCCAACTGGCATAGCAACCTTTTCATCATCTGTTACGATAAAGATTTCTTGCCCTTTTGCAAATGATTCTGCTTCTACAACAGTACCATTTTCTAACTTTCTTTCTTCAAGTTCTACTTGAATATTTAAAAGTGTACGAATTTTGTTTATCATTTCACTACTTTTCATAATTACTTATTTAACGATTTTAAAAATTAATTTTGCATTTTTAACTTGCAACTCTGCTTATTACTCCTATGCCCTGCGCCCATAATGAGCCATCACAGCACTCCCTAGAGTAAGTATCTTTATCTTTACATAGACAACCCCTTGTGCTTCCCTTAGGACTTGTTCTACTTGGTATATATGTTTCTTTAGAACGCACCTAATAAACCATTTATAGATTTAACCACTTGACTATCCGAATTTTGTAAAGAACTTCTATAAGCATCTATTTGACTAATAGCAGCTTTTGCATCACTAGGTACATCTACACCTAATTCTTTTGTTGCTTTAATTATTTCATCAGACATTTTTTCAGCTTTTTCTATATCTCCTAGAACGCTTTTTATTTTACCACGAATTTTACCATCTAAAGAACTAATTACTTTATCTATATCTGTTTCAACAGAATCTCCTGTTTTTTTTATTTTATCAGAAAGTTTTACTAGATCACTTACTTTTGCTAATTCTACCTTTTCTAACTCTACCTTATCTTTAGGGAGTTTGTTTAATACTTTGTTTATATTAGTCTTGTTTATCATAACTTGATTTTTTTACACATTTACCATTCTTTTTTACAAACCCCTGTGGACATTTACCATCTACTAAATCGTAAGAGTTTTGTATAGGTACACAATTTGGTACTTTTTTCCCATTTTTCATTTTCATACCATACTGCTCATATCCTGCTTGGCAAGGTTTTTTGAGTATATGTTTTTCACAAGGCATATACCAAACCTTATCTTCTAGTTCGTGTTCGTGTGATCCCTCACATCCTATATCTTGTGCTACTTCTTCTGCTTTTTCTTTTGATGAATAAGCTAACCTGTCTGCTATTATAGCAAAGTCATTATCTAAGACTTGGTCAAAGTCGTATGTTTTTTTCTTTGCTAGTTTTTCGAATATTATATTTTTATCTATCATTTTAATCTAAAAATTTTTGTGCTGAATTTAATTTTGATTTAATTTTATCTATTGCTTTTAACCTTGTCTTTATACTAGAACCAATACCTTGTAATTTGCTGTCTATTGGTACACCTAATTCTTTTATAGCTTTTTCAATTTGTTCAAATGATTGTAATGATTTTAAATAAGATTGTGATACAGCACCCCAAGTAGAATTTACTTTTCTGTTTTCATCTCCTAGTGCTACTGTTTTACTTAACATTCTAGTAAAACTTTCTTCAGCACTATTATATCTTTTCATAAGTACATCAATAGCTGCTAATTCTACTTTTTCTCCTTTGACTATACTTGTAATTTGACTAAGTAATAAATCTGCTTTTTCTTCTTCACTAAGTCCAGTAGTATTATCTTGTGGTCTTTCCATTTTATCTGCAAAGTAACCCTCTATTGAGAAACCTTTTACTTTTCCTGTTTTTACATACTCATTCCATACATCATCATTGTTTACTTTTACAGCACCCATCCAAGTACCTACTGGTACATCTAAACCATACTTTCTTGACTTGTCAAACTTAGTATCTTCTACTATCCAACTTTCTACTAGAGTAAGTCCACTCAATTCGTGTTTATGTTCTAGTGTCGAGTTGTTTTGATTACCATTTTTAAGGTATAATTGTGATGCTTTCTCTACTGTTTCCTTAGAAAAATAAATGTAATATTCATCTGCACCTGCTTTTCTGTAAATAGGTTTATTAGGAATGAGTAATGCACCCATTAATATCTTTTTTTCTTTATTAACTTCTGCAAGTTTTATCTCATCAGACTTTAATGCTAAAAAATTTTCTTCTATTGCAGGGTTTTCTACTATTGAGATTGCTTCTATGCCCATCATACTTTGAGCTTCATCTAAAATTAGTTCTACGATTCTCATATTTCTATAACGATTTTTTTGTTAAATTTTGTATTTATATTGATGCACCATCTACTATATTTCTTTCCAGTCCTTGTGCAGTTGTTACATCGTTAGAAACCACAAATGCCTGTATAGGTTGTTGTGATTGATCTCCTATTGCACTTGCAAGTTGATTTAAGCCACTATCTCCTACTGATGATATGTCAGGCATTACTGGAGATGGTGTAGGTGGTGGTGTAGGTGTAGCAGCACCCCCAGTTCCACCTTTAGCAAAACTTGGTGCAGGTGGTTCTTTAGTGCTAGTTATTGATTTAACATTAGC